CTGGATATCGAGATCAGCGTGATCCCCGAGAAAGCAGAATGTCCCGGCGAGATCGTTCAGCGCAAGGCCAAGGATGCCGAGGTAGCTGATCCCGTCTATTTCAGCCTGGAGGCCGTCGAAATACCCGGCTGGGTAGACGAGGACGGGGACCGGGTGGCAAGCGCGGTGTTGACTCAGGCAGAGGTGCCTCAATCCCGGGAGAAAGAACGGGATGAGCCGATCGCACGCCACCTGCGAACCCTGCAACGAGCATGGTGGGCGTCCGGGGCCGAAGTAATGGACGGCAAGCCTTATGTCAGCCGGTCGGCGCTTGTTTCCCTACTGCAATCGGACGGTATGAAGCAGGGGACGATCAACAACAATATCGCGCCAGGCGGGAAATATGGCACGCACCTTGTTGGTACGTTACTGAGCGCGGAGATTCTACAGGGCAATTCAGCCGGCTGGCGCGTTATGAACGATGATGTGGCCTCAAGCTGGATTATACAGAAAAATCAATAAGATACGCGGTTTATTTAAATTCACTCGGCAAGAGAGTGGTTTTTCGCGAATTTTCGGCTTCTGAATCGCCGCCGAGCGAGCAGGCTTCACACGAAAATTCACACGTACTGCTTTACAGTAAGTTACTGATTTAAAAGGAAAAATAATGGAAATTCACACGGATTCACACGGACTTCACACGCTCATTTGTGAATTTTGGGCAGGGCATCGCTTCATTCACTTCACTTCACACACACCTTTAGGTGTGTGAAGTGTGTGAATCGTGATGCGGGCGAGTGAACACAAGCATGCCCGGCGCCCGGATAATGCCAACTCGGGGCAATGGTGTGCTTATTGCGCAGAGCCATTGGAGGCTGCCGAAATTCGCAGCAGGCTGGCCGAGTGTCCGGAATCGTTGCGCGCGATTGTTCGCAGCCATTGCCGTACCGTCTGGAAACTCAGGAGCCACCCATGACCCACGAACCCACCATCACACCCACACGGCGGCCCACAGCGGGCGATCGGACCCAGGGCGCCCCCCATGGGGCACGTCAGGCCAAAAACCGCTCACAGCCGCTCTGACGGGATATGGCACAGGACGGACGCGCACCACCCGGCGGCACACGGGGTTGCGTCAAGCGCTTGACAGGGAGCGCGACAGGGTATAGGCTGTGTACATGGTCGCGACAGGGAGCGGCCGGTAACGGGAGACAGACCATGATCCTCTACCACGGCACTGACACAGCAGGCGCGGCCCGAATCCGGGCAGAGGGCTTCATCCGCGCTGGCCGGTATTACGGCGGGATCACCGGCGTCGCGTTGACGCCGCGCCACGACGTTGCCGCCGAGTTCGCCGCCGACGATTTCGACCCAGAGATCGAGGGCGAGGTTTTCGCTGTCGAGGTGCCGCTGTCGGCCCTGGTTGTTGATCCTGAATCCTGTAATCACGACGACGTGGAACAGGCGTTACGAGAGGGCGTGTCGGTTTATTACACCGGCGACCTCGCGATTTAATCCGGAGCTAACCATAGTTAGTCAGGGACAAGGCAGGCGCAGGGACGCGCCTACGGGAGAGATGAGATGAAGGCCAACGGAGAACAGGAAAAGGAATGCGCCTGGTGCGGTTGCCCCGAGGAATACATGCCGACCGAAAGCAGGCCAGAGGGCTACTGGAACAATCGTGGCGAGTGGTTTTGCTGCAAGGCACATCGTGACAGCAACAACCGTGCGCTGAAACGCCTTACCGATTCGGACAACTAACCACCACGGCGCAAGGACGCGCCACCAGTAACGGGAGAGAGACCATGACCGGATTCAAGAAATACCATCTACGCGCCAGTGGCTGCGGAATATTGTCGCTGCTCGCGCCGTTTCGCGCGAATCGCTGCCGTATTCGTCTGACGTTTCTTGAGGATGCTCGCGACTTCCCCGGACGCGCTAACGACCGGTACTACACGGTGGATTTGGAGCCGGACGTGCGATCGGTGATCTGCGCGATACAGCAACTGCGTCGCTGGCTCGTCGATCGCAAGGCGGCCGCCGAAGAGGACCTCGCGGATGGCGGACGATACCGCACCGGCGATAACGTCTACCGGCGCGCAACGGAGGAATGACCATGAACCAGCAAGCATTGATCGCGGAACGAGCGGACCACCAGACTGCGCATCTCCTGCATCTCGTTTTGTCGTTTCTCGCGGCGGGGATGTGGGTTCCGGTGTGGATCCTGGTCGCAATCTCGCATGCGTGCGCGCGAGCGAATATCGACCGCCAGTTGTGCGAGTAATCACGGGCAGGTGCACGCCCAACTCCCACCGCTGACCCTGCGGTCAAGTGCACCAGGGTGACAGGAGCAGTTCCCGCCGCCTGTTTGGGGCGGGATTTTATTGGGAGACAGTACACAGATAACGGGAGCACGACATGACACACCCGCAGAAGGACAAAGAGGAACGATGTCATGAATACTGGCATGCACTATAACAGCGCGATCGAACAGGACCTCGCCAACCTCCGCCGCCGTGTCGAAAAACTGGAATCGTCCGGCACGGGGCCTCCGGACAAGGATGCGCGCCCGGGCGGGTTCTATGATATACGCCCGAGCGGGTTCTACTGGGTCAAAAGGGGGCGTTGGGTAGTGGCCGAATGGGATTCCGGTTCGCAGACGTGGGACCTGCTGGGCTATACCCATAGTCCGTTTGTCGCGGACGAGGCCCTCGACACCATCGGCCCCAGTATCCATCCACCGGAGGATTGAGTTCATGCACACCACGGACACGGCTGCATGAGACGTCGCCGCACGGACCAGGAGCGGGCTGAGGAGCTGCTGCAGGAATGGGCGCATGGCGTCGAGGCCGCGCTGGGGTATGGATTTCCTCCGGCACCGACGCCGGGGCGCGTGCAGAATGGCGAATCCACGTATTCATCGCCGGAGCAGTACGCATACTATCAGCACCGGCATGAGCGGCTGGACAGGGCGGTACGGCGGGTGGCGGACATTGACAAGAGGTGGAAGGAGTGTCTGGACCTGCAATACGACGAACGCTGTACCAGCTCGGCCCTGATGGCGGACAAAATGGGAGTGTCAGAGCGGACATTCCGGCGGATGCGAAATGCCGCACAACTGGCGTTCCTGCGGGAGTACAAGGCCATCATGGCGACCGCCGAGAAGGCACTTGACGCGACCGTGTCCGTAGGCTAGGGTTGATTGTGTATGGGTGGATCGTTCGCCCATATGGAGCGCCAATCGGTGAAAGACGCCCACGCAGCACAAGCGAGCCGGTCCGCCGCAGACACCCAGCAGGCTCAAGCGATCCAAGCCCCGTACCAGATCATGCTGGCGGGGCTTTCACGGACAACCCCATGGCCACACGATGGGCACGGAGCATCAGCCATGCCCCTGTCCGCGGCCCAGGAGTAACCATGGATCACGAGGCGCCAGAATCCGTCCAGCGCAGCAACTACCTCCTGGGCATCGACCGATTCAACGTCTACGGGGTAGAGGGGCGTCACATGGAGTACCCGTACCTCTGGTGCAAGCAGGCGAAGGCCGCGTACATGCGGGGGTTCAAGGCGGCATTTGAGCGTAGCACTGACGAGACAGGCAGGGGCGAGAGTTGAAGACCTACTACATCACACCGGAGCGGGTTCGGAGGCTGCACCGCCGGGTGATGTTCAGGGGCGGTGCCGAGACCATCAAATTCGACTATTCCGCGTGGGCCGAGGACAGCGCCACGATAACCAGTGTCATTGTCACGGTAGAGGTTGGAGATGCAGGAATCAGCGGCGAGACGCTGACCAGCGATGTCAAATCCATGCTGGTCACCACGGACAATGCAGGCTGGTCGATGATCAAGCTGGTCGCCACTGACGGCACCAACAAGAATGTCCAGTTCCTGGAGGTGGTCTCCAAAGACCCAGAGAGAGTGGTATCGGATTACGGGCGGTGTGACTGATGGCCAACCATAACGCAACAGGCAAGAAGTCCAAGAAAGGCCCCGAGCTTGTCCAGCGTTGCCGTGGCGCGGTCCTGAACGCCCTTGACTTAATGGAGAGTCGGGGTAAGACCATAAGTGAATTACTGGCGGACGAATTTTCCAAGAGAAGCAACACAGGCGTATACATAGTGGAGGCCGTTGGTACAGGGATGTGCAAGATAGGGTATGCAAAGAACATCAGGAATCGAGTAGATGCGCTACAGACGGCGTGTCCTTATGAGTTGCGCGTCAGGGCCACCATAAATGGTACCCGTGAGACAGAATCAGCGTTTCACAGGATTCATGCTCGCAATCGAGTTCGTGGTGAGTGGTTTAATTTGCAAAATCAAGGGTTTGGACTGCAATAACAATGGCATGGGAAAAGGGACAATCAGGAAACCCCAAAGGTAGGCCGAAATCGGCTCGTCAGAAGTTGTCCGAGGGTTTTCTGCGTGACGTGCAGGAGAAGTGGAAGGAATGCGGTAGCGATGTTCTGGACCGCGTGATTGCCGAGCAGCCGGCAAAGTTCCTGGAATGCATCACGAGGATTCTCCCGAAACAGATCGAGGCAGAGATCACGGACAACCGCAAAGCCGAGGATATGACGGACGATGAACTCGCCAGCGTTATCGCAGAGGCAGCCAAACGAGGCCGAAGCGGCGAGCGAGCTGCTGAAGAGGCGGATAGCGCGGTCAAACTGCACTGAGTTCAGTCGTTACGTAGAGCCGTCAGAACCCCCAGCGGACCACCACAAGCTCCTGTGTGACACGCTGAACGAGGTTTTGGAGGGAAAAGTCAGGCGGGTTATTGTCCTGATGCCTCCGGGGTCAGCGAAATCGACCTATGCCAGTGTTCGGTTCCCGGCCTACTTTCTCGGTAGGAAGTTGGGCCAGTCGATCATCTGCGCCTCGTATGGTGAGGAGCTGTCGCACTCGTTTGGCCGCAAGGTTCGGAACCTGGTCAGCACGCAGGAATACCAGCGTCTATTCCCCGATGTCACTCTGAGCGAGGACTCACGGGCCAAAGGCGAATGGAGCACGACCACGGGAAGCTCGTATTTTGCCTGTGGCGTGGGCTCTGGTATTACGGGTCGCCGTGGTGATCTCGGGGTTATCGATGATCCCGTGAAGGGCCGGAAAGAGGCTGATTCGGAGATGGTCCGCAATACGACGTGGGAATGGTACAAGTCGGACTTCATCACGCGGCTCAAGCCTGGCGCGTCACAGATCCTGATTCAAACCCGCTGGCACGAGGATGACTTGTCGGGTCGGATTCTTCCTGATAGTTGGGATGGGGAGTCGGGCGACTTCGAGGGATTCGACGGCCAGTTGTGGCGGGTGATCTGCATTCCTGCAGAAGCCCGGTCTGGCGACATTCTTGGCCGAGAGCCCGGCGAGTATTTGTGGCTCGATTGGTTCACTCCTGATTACTGGGAGGAGACCAAGCGCACCCAACAAACCGAGGACATTCGGAACTGGACGAGTCTGTATCAGCAGACACCCAGACCGGAAGAAGGATCTTTCTTCAAGCGCGATTGGTTCAACCGCTACAAGGTAGGCGATGAACCGGAACGTCTGACGGTCTACGGATCGTCGGACTATGCCGTTACCGAGGGAGACGGGGATTACACCGAGCACGGAATCGGTGGCTTTGACCGCAAAGAGGATTTGTGGCTTCTCGATTGGTGGTCGGGCCGAGCGAGCACTGATGTCTGGATTGATGAGGAGATCAGGCTTGCAAAACGCCACGACCCGATTGTGTGGGTGGCGGAGGGCGGCGTAATACGCAGGGCGGTCGAGCCGTATCTGAAGAAGGAGCAACAGCGCCAGAATGAGTGGTGCAGGCTGGAATGGATTACGTCGAACAAGGACAAGGCGGCAAATGCTCGATCATTTCAGGGCTTGTCGTCCCAGGGAAAGGTCTGGATTCCCAATACCCCGTGGGGTGACGAGCTGATTGACCAACTGATCTCATTCCCTGCGGGCAAGTACGACGACAAGGTGGATGTATGCGGATTGTTCGGTCGAATACTGGACCAGACGTTCGCGCCCGGGCTGATCGAGACGGAAGCGAAAACCGAAAGCGACGCCTACGGCTTTGACAATGACGACGAAGAAACCTGGAAGACTGCTTGATGCCTGACACCCTGGACATAGAAACCGTGCGCAAGCAGGTCGAGCTCTTCCTGGTCGACACGATGGACGCTCGTGATCTGTCCGAGAAGTGCCGGGACTACTACGATCACAAGCAGTGGACCGAGGCCGAGGCGGCGAAGCTCAAGGCTCGCAACCAGGCGCCCATCGTGGTCAACCGCATACGGCCCAAGGTACGTGGCCTGGTGGGCCTGTACGACATGCGCAAGAGCGATCCCAAGGCCTACCCTCGCACCCAGAAGCACGAGAAGTCAGCCTACGCCATTACCGATGGGGTTAGGTACGTTGCGGACAACAACGACTTCGGAGAGATCCGCAAGGACGTGGCCGATGAATTTTTCGTGGAAGGGTATGGCGGTGCTGCCGTTGTTGTTCGTGAGACCAGGCGCGGCGAGATTGAGATCGTCATCGACCAGATTCCATGGGATCGCATCTACTTCGACCCACACAGCAGGCGCAAGGACTACAAGGACGCCCGCTATCTCGGGTTTTACATGTGGATGTACTCCGACGAGGCGAAGGAGAAGTTCCCGGACGCGGACATTGACCAACTGATCGCGGACTCAAACTTCTACACGGACGAGACGACGGAAGACCGCCCGAGGTGGGTGGACAAGCAGCGTGATCGAATCCGGGTGGCGGTGCATTTCTGCATGCATGAGTCGCAGTGGTACATGAGCGTCTTCACTGACGGCCAGTTCCTTGTGAATCCGGAGGTGTCGCCCTATCTGGACGAGGAGGGCGAGCCGACGTGCCCGATCGAATTGGTAGCCGCCAACATCGACCGCGATAACCAGAGATATGGCGAGGTGGCGGGGTTCCTGGACCAGCAGGACGAGATCAACCACCGCCGGTCGAAGTTCCTGCACCTGCTGAACGAGCGCCAGACCCACGGCAGGCAGGGCGCCGTGCCGGACGTGAGCAAGCTGAAACGCGAGATGGCCAAGCCGGACGGTCATGTCGAGTGGCAGGGCGAGGAATGGGGCAAGGACTTCGGTATCATTCCCACCAACGACAAGATGCGGGGTCAGGCTGATCTGTATCAGGACGCCAAGTCCGAGCTGGACTCGGTATCGTTCAATGCCCAGCTTGCGGGGGCGCGTTCCCAGGGGGCCCAGGAGCTTTCTGGCCGCGCCATCGAGAAGTTGCAGGCCGCCGGCACGGTGGAGTTGAACCAGGACTACTCGCGTCTCGCGGGATGGGAGAAGCGCATCTATCGCCAGATTTGGGAGCGGATCAAGCAGTACTGGGATAGTGAGAAGTGGATTCGGGTAACCGACGATCAGGACTCGCTGCGCTGGGTGGGCCTGAACGCCAGGATGACCGCGCGCGATTGGCTGGAGGAGAAGATCAACGATGAATCCCTCCCCATTCCGGAGAGGCGCAAGGCAGCGGCTTCGTACCAGGCCCTGATCTCCGCTGAAGCACAGAAGGATGACATGCGGCTTGCCGAGATTGCTTCTGCCAGGCTGGAGCAGATCGTGGGGGTCAGGAACCCGGTACCCGAACTGGACGTGGACATCATCCTCGACCAGAGCTTCGACACGATCAACATCCAGCAGGAGCAGTTCCAGATGCTGGCGCAGTTTGCCTCCAGTGGAGATATAGACATCGTGGAGCTGATCGAGCTGTCGCAGCTGAGGGGCAAGGACGAGCTGATCGACAAGATCGAGAGGCGCCGGGCACAGCAGTCCGAGCAGCAGGGTAACGTGGCGGATGCGCAGGCCAAAAAGACGCAGGCCGAGGGCGCGCTGAGCTTTGCCAGGGCGCAGGAAGCGGCCCAGAAGGCGCGCCAGATCGCGGTGGAGACCAGCATGTCCGCGGACGAGAAGAACGCGCAGATCCAGAAGATCCTTGCTGAAGCTGGTCTGAAGGGCGACGAGGCCATGGGCAAGCAGATCGAAAACATGCTGCAACTGGCCAACCCGGACACTGACCCGCAGGCTGTGACGTGATTGTAGCGGCTCCCACGGTGGAGCATGCCGGCACTCGGTTTGTCATCGACCTGTTTCGTGGGTTTCAGCACCGCCACCCCCAGGAGGGAATAGCTCCGGGAGCGGATATTCTCGTGCAGGCCCATTTCGGGCAGGCGAAGAACTGGGGCCGGTTCGAGGAGATACTCCAGGAGTATTCCCCCCCGGTTGTGATCCCGGTCAGGAGACTGCACTCGATCGTCCTGTCATGGGAGAGGCGTGGCAAGGGATTCGAGACCCTTGATCTGGAACTGGCCATGATGGTGAACATGGTTGATGCGGACCCGTATTGGCTGCCCATAGACGCTGACGACAGGGATGAATGGCTTGCCGAGATCAATGATGGGCTTGGGCTGAACCTGTATACGGAATGGCCGATTGTCGGCTCTGACAAGAGAACAGCCTACAAGCCGGAAAAGACGATAGGGGATCAAGAGACGTATTCCAGACTGAGGGACAAGTACGATTGGTTCTTCGGTCAGATATACCAGGAGCAATCCTGACGGGCGTAGCAGGTCGGACGCCGCGACCAATTCGTGTCTGACAGACACAGCCGCCGCCGGGTAACGGGCGATACGTAGGACGCCGCTACAAATTCGGGCGCTTAGAGGTGAGCAATGACTGACGAGAAGGAGACCA